TAGCTTTTACACGATTTAATGCTTTTTGAGGTGAAAAAACTCCTATAGCTTTATCAAGTAAAGTAGCTTTAATCAAGGACAACTCCTCTTCTTATTGAGATTCCTCTCCTTGGTTGCTCTAATCTTGCTACCTTTTGCTCCCAAATTCGGCGACCATTTATAAGCTCTTCAAGATTAGCACGAGTAAAAGTTCTGTCGTTTATTTTGTAAGATTGGTTCAATAGGACTGCTTTTTCTGCTTCTATATACAGATTTAGCATAGTTTGTGCGGTTTCTAAAGATATTGCCAAAATATAAACCTTTTTTATTTTATGTTCGTATTTTGCCAACAAAGGCGAGTTAAAAAAAGGTCATATTTATTGGCATAGTTTTTTATTCATCAGGCAAATCATTGTAATCTTTTTGCAGTTCTTTTAATTTTTGCTTGTAAACTGGAGAGCTTTCGACTATTTTTTCAAAAGCACTACTCCAGTTGCCTCCCTCATCTTCATGTATAGCTTCTAAAACTAATATAATCTTATTTTTAACAGTTAATGCTTTTCTAAATCTTGTTTTTAAATCCCAAAATAGCTTCATTTTAAATTACCCCTTTGCTTATTACTCTTCGTTTTCGTTTTGGTTGAGATGTTTGGTTATAAAATATAGGTTCTTTTAATTTTGATATATTTAGTCCAGTAATCTCTAAAGTTGCTCTTGTATAAACCATAAGGTCAAAGGCTTCATTTCGCACAGTTGGTTTTCTTTTTTTCCATCTTCCAGTATTGTCTCTTTTTTCAGATATTAACTGCTCAAAGAAATTATCATCAAATTTTTTATTTTTAGGGAAGTGAGTATATGTAGGACCAGGAACTGTAATGCTAAGATTACTCCAAACAACATCTTTTAGTTGATTTACTCCTATCATAAAAAAAGTTGTTTTATATTTTGATCTCTTTGCATCTCTTTTTGTAACTGCTGGAGCTTCAACTGGCTTTGCACCTTTTAGTGCATATATCCTCTTACCATATCTCGGTTTACAGTATTGATATACATATTTAGTTTTACTACCACCACTATCGATACCAGTAGCATATATTTTCATCTTTCCATTGTCATGTTCATAAGTTTGGTTGAGTAAAAACCTGTCTAAATCTTCCCAAACATCAGGAAGTGCTGGGTCGCCAAATAATATCTCTCTATCTACTACCCAACTCTCATCATCAAGCCCAAATCCCTCTACAAGTATCTCTAGTCTGTCCTCTTGAGTATCAACACTCGCTATTAGCACATATACTCCAAATGGCACTTCTATTTCATAATCTTCTTGCTTCTCTTTTAGAAAATCAATATCAAGTTTTGAGTAATCTTCCTCCCAAACTTCAGCTAAACGAGTATTTTTCCACCTTTTCATCAGCCTTGTATCGCCAATCTTCATCTTTGATTGTGCTTTTAACCACTCTAAAATAATATCTTTCCAACTCCTCCAACCAAGGGGGCTGTATAAAGATGATAATTTATACCCACGATTTACATGACCTGGATTATTTGGAATCCATTTTGCACCATTATCCCAGTCCATCATCCAAGTTTTTTGATACTCTTCTATTTTTTCACCACAATGAGGGCATATCATCACAACTTCATCACTTAGTAGTTTAAAACTCTCTTTGTCGTACTCAAAATAAAAGCTTTCAAAATCAAACTTAACCATATTGTCTATATTTTGCTTTTCTTTGTCTTTTGGAGTGCAATGAGGACAAGGCATATAATACTCTCGCTGGTCGCTCTCTTCATATTCAGTCTCAATATGTGAATTATTAGCACGAGTTGGTGTAGAATTTTCATAAATCTTTCTATTAGCAAAGGCATCAGTTCTATTATCAATAAGCTCAATAGGACTTCCCTCACCATCAACATCATCTACAAATCCGTCAATATCATCTTTTATAGCAAATGAATAACTATCAGACCTAAAGCTAGACCCACTACCACTACCAGCAAGTGATAAACTACCACCAGGGAATGCCCACTCTAAAATAGTGGAGCTTTCTTTACTAGCTCCTCCACCTTTTCGCCTCTCACTAACTCTACTTTTTAAAACTGGTGTCTCTTCCACCATTTTCCACAGTTTCTTTTTTGCATGTTTTTCAGCTAAGGCATCAGTTGGCAACCACATACCACCAGCTCGTGGCTCAATATGTATGTAATATCCAATCATATTATTTCCAACCTCTGTAAAACCAAGTTGAGTTCCCTTGATAACAATAACTTTAGAAGTAGGACTTTGTGGGCTTAACTCTTCCATAATCTCTTTTAAATATGGAGTTCTTTTTGTCCTCCAGTTCCCAGGCTCTGCACTTCCTTTTGGTAAAACTCTATATTTATCAGCCCATTGCCATATATTTACATTTGGTGTCGGCTCAAATCCCGCTAAAAAACCTTTTACAAAAGCACTCATTTGATTACTCATCTAAAAAGCCTCCATTTTCTATAAATTCTAAAATTGCTTCATGTATCTCATCTTTTAAAATTTTTCTAATTTCGTGTTGATCACTTTTAGCTGCTATTATTGGAGCAACCCTATCAGGCATTGATAAAAATTTATCCTTTAGTTTCATAGCCAATTCAAAACCTTTTTTTTGTTCATCCTCTTTTGAAACATACTCACCTTTTTGCACCTTGAGTTCAAGTGCTGCTTTTTGTGCGAGTATATTTTCTTTAAAGGCTCTAGCTTGATAATAACTAGCAGATGAGTTTCCACCACCACTTGGCTTAGAGTTGTTAACTGTGTTAACTCCATTGTTAACACTTTGCGAACCCCCACTATTAGAGCCTTTTTCTCTTTTTCCACCCCTTGGGTCTTTAGCTAAATTTAACAAGTTAACAGTAGCTTCGTAATCTACTTTATCCCCAACCATTACGACTTTACCTTGCTTTTTCCATCTGCTAATTTGTGGCTTTTTTTTACCCAGTCTATTGGCAAGTTCTGTCAATGTGATAAGTTCGCTCATTTGCTACCCCCACCAGTCCAAGTTAACCAAAAGTAAAATTCCCACAACGAGTCAAAAAACGGGGCTCTCGCTACCCCATATAGGCTAAATCCCCCAAAGTACCTATTTAAGTCCAAGATACCACTCCAACTCTCGCTTAAAGCTCTTAGGGAAGTCCTTTGTAGCTTGTTGTTCTGCCTTGTTATGCATATCTCTTTTAAACATTTGAGGGACTGATAAGGTCTTGAGTGCCACTATCTTTTGCTTTTTGCTATTGGACTTCATGCGAGTTCCCTTTACTCTTTGAAACACAGTTCCATTGTGTATAAAAGCCCCACCACGGCTATTTGTAGCACTTATTGTCTTTCTACCTCTTTGCTTATTTATCTTGACACTTACCCCTTTTTTATTCTGTTTTGCACCAAAGTGAATGATATTTCTTCTCTTACCATCCATAGAAGCTACCCAATGCAAATCAGACAGCCTTGATGTTCTAGTTCTCATATATCTTTTTACATCACCGATTTTTATATTATATTGCTTGTTTATATCTCTTGCTATTTGTGTTTTTAATCTTCTACCAACTGTGTTAAGGCTCGTATTTATCGCCTTTTTAAAGCTTTTAGGGTTTAGCTTTGCTAATGCTTCCTCAAACTCTGTCATATCCACTATTATTTCCATATCACTATCCTTTTTATATATTCCATATAGTTACTTTTATATTCACTATATATTTATTAGATACTATTCCCTTGTTTGCTATATCTTGACTACTTTTTACTGTTTTATATATTTTCATACTTTCTAACCTATTTCACTACTTTGCTTTGATTATTTTTATAAAGATTTTCTACATCACTACGACCACTATCAGGCATAAGCTTTGCATACTTCATCGTTTGTTTTATATCTTTATGGTTCATGAGCTTTTGTATCTTTTGTATTGGAACTCCAGCTATTGCTAAATGTGAAGCGAATGTGTGTCTTAATGTATGTATTACAACTCTGTTAGCTCTATCACTTTTATCTAACTCACTATTGAAGATATTAAATATTTTAGACAGCTTCAAATATATATTTTGATAACTTTGTTTTATCAGTAAGCTATTAAGAGATATATTCTTTATGTGATTTATTACTATCTCATAAGTTTTATCATCTAAATATCCAATGTAAGTGTTATTTCTTTTAAAGTCCTGGAGTGTTACAGATTTAAGTTCTACATTTATATCTTTTTTTGCAATAGATAAAACACTATTCGCTCTGGCACCAGTTCCAAGTGCCAACCTAACAAAT